TTTTTCGTTTATACGAAGACACTTTTAACAGCGCATCGATGACTGATGAGAATAGCTTAGCTGCTGCTCTCCTCACTCAACCAGATGTGTTGTCCCCTGTAATCACTCATTTGTCTGGCCAAGAAGACAAGCGTTTCCCGCTTTCTTTCTTGACAGAAGGTATGGGTGCAACTAAATACATCAATGACGTTGAGTACGATTACCCAGTTATGGGTCGTCTGAACAAGGCTGTTGAGTGTACTGCTCAATCTGGTACTGGTGGTAACCACACTCGTATTAAGTTGACTTTTCCAGAGCGTTGGTTTGTACGCCAATACATCTTGGAGGCTCCTGACGGAACTCAGGTTCGTGTTATGGATGACCCACAAGCAGTTGCTGGTGGTTATGAGTACAGCGTTCAGTTGGTTGCTGCTGACGGTACGGGTGTAGGCTCTACTGATTTCGTAAACAAGATGTTTGTTCAGTTGTACGCTCCGGCTGCAATGAGCGGATCTCGCGGTAACGAAAGCCACTGGGTTGCACCTTCTAAGATGCGTAACCAAATCAGCTTGATTCGTAAGTCTTACGCATACGAGGGTAACATGCCTGACCGTATTGTGAACTTCGAATTCAATGTTGGTGGTCGTTCAACTAACTTGTGGTACGACTTTGAGGAGTATCAGCATATGTTGCGTTGGAAGGAAGAGACTGAATACGCATTGTGGTACTCTCAGTACAACCGTGACGCTAACGGTCTTATTCACTTGAAGGACGATAACGGTAAGCCAATTACTTTGGGTTCTGGTGTCCTCGAGCAGATTCCTAACGTTGACACTTACTCTTCTTTGACTGCATCTAAGATTAAGTCTGTTGTTCGTGACGCTTTGTATGGCGCTACTGATGCTCAGCAGATGAACATCGTGTTGTTTACCGGTATCGGTGGTATGGAAGAGTTCGACAACGCCATGAAGTCTGAGATTTCTAACGGTACGTACATCAAGAATACTGACCCGAATTCGTTCATTTCTGGTAGCGGTCGAAACCTCCAACTCGGTGGCTTCTTTACTTCTTACCAGCACATTGACGGTCACGTAATCACGGTACGTCACTTGCCTCTGTTTGATCACGGAGCACGTGCGTTGAACGCAGATCGTCACCCAGTAACTGGTTTGCCAATGGAATCATACCGCATGGTTTTCCTCGATATGAGCACATACGATGGTGAGCAAAACGTTCAGTACATCTCCCGTAAGGGTCGTGAGTTAGTCCGTTGGGCTGTTGCAGGTGCATCTGTACCTCCAGGATTCGGCGGTAACGCTCTCCGCGCTACTGACGTTGACGGTTCTGCAGTACACTTCATGAAGGAGTGTGGTGTTGCTATCCGTCGCGCTACAAACTGTCTACACTTGGAATGCACCAAGTCGTAAGATAGGTTTTGGTTAAGCTAAGGGGGAGGCAGAAAAACCTCCCCCTTTTCTTCTAATAGAAATTCACTAGATAAAATAGATATGTCATCACATTTAATCACCGTTAATCGTCGGCCAAACTACACTAATCTGCCCGACGAAATCTACGCCGAGTCCAAGCGTAAAATTGGATCTGTTTTTACAGCTTCTGGCGATATTGTAAAAGGCTTGAACTTTGCAGAACAGAAGCAGTATTTACCTGAAATTATTGGCATTAGTCCGACAGATGCTGAATTTGGCCGTGCTTGCAAAGAGTACTACTTGAACTTAACAGTTGAAGTACCGATGGCCGGTTTAGATTTAGAAGTTGGTCTGGACGACGGAGGTCATCCGTTAAGCGTTATTGATTACGTCAAGTACAAGTTCTTATTGGCTCATCCATATGTAGCTAAAGAAGAAGACGAACTTGATGGCAATAAGCGTTTGAAATATTATATTTCGGATGGACGCAAAGAGTTGATGCAGGCTTCTGCAGATCTTGTCCTACGAAAGAAAGCGTACAAAGAGTACATCAAGCTTAGCGATAACGAAGACCGTATGGATATGGTTCTTCATGTTTATGGATACAATCCTGCTAAGCTTGCAAAGGATGAAAAAGACTTGCAGTTAGAAGAGTTGCAAGAAGATAATCCTGAGTACTTTATCGATATTTGTACCGATAAGAATTTAGAGATGACTGCATTAATTAATCAGTCGCTATCTCTTGAGGCCTTGCGTCGAGTTGGCAATAGTATTTTAGATGGAGACATTGTCCTAGGTGACTCGATGGAAGAAGCCGTCATCTTCCTGAAAGACAAGAAAAATTCTAATGTACTGACGGCGTTAAAAGCCAAGCTAAAGGCTTTCGCATGATATGACCGTTCAAGAGATGCACTATGCAGTAGACCAGGGGTTACAAAAAGTAGCTTCCTCGGTTTATGATTATTTCCTTCCTGAAGAAGTTGACTTTTGGTTAAACCGCGCTCAGGAACGATTTATAAAACAGCGTCTCGGTAAAGTAAGTGATCCCAAGCGTCTAGGCTTTAGTGAAACCACTAAACGCCTGGACGACTTGCGGCTCATTATTACTTCAGATTATGAAGACAGTGTGGTAGCATCTACTGCACCGGAATTCATCAATTTTGACCTGCCCATTGACTATATGTTTTTAGTTAATGCGCGGGTCAAGATGTATGTAGACCACTGCGGTAATCCAGTGACGTCTGACTCTCCGTCTACAACACGTGATGTACGTATCGTAGAGCAGGATAAAGTATACGCTATGCAGCAGAATCCATTTGGAAAAACTAAACCGGATTACCCTTTGGCAATCATTTTTGATGATGAGGTTCGGGTGTATCAGGATAGCGAAAAGTTTATATTAGAAACATTATACTTAGATTACCTTAGGCAGCCAGTGCAAATCACCTTATCTTCGAGCATTGACTGCGAGTTAGCAGAACACACGCACCACGAGATTATTGACATCGCGGTGAAGAGCATCATCGAGGCAATAGAGTCACCTCGATATCAAACCACTTCTATTGAACAACAACAATCTGAATAAAGATGCATAATCTTATTACAACTATCGTGGTAGAAGCCCAAGATGGCTCCACTACTCAAGCAAACATTACAGCAACTACTGTGGCAGATTCTGCATCAAGCGGGAAATTGATGGTGCAGCGGGATGGTGCTTTTGCAGCAGGTAATCTTACAAACACTACTGCAGACCAACTAATTAAGCTTAGTGGTGCTACTACGATGAGCAATGGAAGTGTATCTGTTATGGGATCTAGCGAGTTTAAGCTTGCAGATATTGCTGCCGCTCACTACCAAGCGGGCAATGCAGGTACTGCAGGTTCTTATTCTTTGGACTACGCTAGTGCAGTTGCTGTAGGAGGGCAATTGTTTTTGCGACTGGAGCGCCGTGATGGTATTGGCACAAACGACAGCGAAACCTTTAGCGGAGAAACGTTGACGCAATTAAAGGCTGAGTTTGATGCACGTGTAGCCGCAGATTTATCTGAGTTCAGTAATGTTAGCCTTACTATTGTCAGTGATGTTTTGCAATTAAGTGTTGCAGCTCAGGATAATAACTCTGATGTCTTGGTGAGCGCAAACGATGATGTGACTATTACGCTGGGCAGTGCTATTGACAAGCGAGGATCTTTGACTCAAGCACAAGCTTTAGAGAAGTCTGGCTTTATTACACAAGGCGCATACAACCAGTATGGTTTTCCAATTGTGGTTCCGGAGACGTCTACTGCAGCTAATCAAGATTATGGTATCTATACTATTGAGCTGCGTAAAACAGTTGGCCGTCGCATTGTATTTGAAACCATCAAGATTTTGATTGCAGATGACGAAGCAAACGGTCAAAAGACTGTAAATGCTATTCAAAACCTTCTCGGTCTTAATGTTGCTGATGTAACTGCACCAACTGCTGTAACGAGCACTGCATTTGCATCTGATTCAGCTGGTACTGCTGCAAGCGAATTTAGCATTGCTGCTGCTGCTGACATCTTCGTTAAAGTAGCAGGAGCAGAAATAGGAGCTACTATCGCTATTACTATCGTGTCTAGTGGTAGTGAAGTAGATGTTACTGAATCCTTTACTGTTGCAACCGCAACAGAAACCTTCCAAATCGCTGCAGCTACTTCTGATTTGTATACAGAGAGTGTTACACTTACCGCTAAAGCTGTTTTG